ATTAGTTAATCGAAATGGTGAAAGTAATAATGTTGCACCTTTGTATGTAGATGGGGCAGTAACTTATTTCAATGAATTGCCTTTGCCTACAGATAAAGCAGCTATTCAGCAAATATATAATTTTATGGATAAAACAATTAAAACAAGTAAATCATTCTTTACTTGGGTAAAAAACAAATTAAATTAAAATGGGTAAATTAGTAGCAATTTTAGGAAGTAGTGGAGATGGAAAAACTACTTCAACAATTATTAATCCTGATGGAAGTTATAAACCTGATGATTATCAAGGAATGAATCCTCAAAATCATTTCATTCTCAATTTAGATAGGAAAGTATTACCTTTTCCAGGTGGTATGTGGGAAGAACAAAAAAAGAATTATCTTGAACCTGTTGATTTTGCAGGAATCAGGAATACGTTATCATGGATAGCTGGACAAAAGCATATTAAATCAGTAAGTATTGATACTATTAATATATATCTTTCAATGAAAGAATATAATGATAGAAAGAAAATGACTTTTGATCAATGGCGAGATGTAGCTAATGATGTAATTGAATTAAATAGTATGTGTAATACACTTCTTAGAGATGATCAGATTGCATATATCTTTGGACATACTATGCTTCAAGATCAACCAGATGGTACTCAAAAAGTTGTATTTAGTGTAATTGGTAAAAAATTAACTAAAGTTCAACCTGAAGGATTTTATCCTATCATTCTTATGACAAGAGTTGAATATGGAGATAGTGGCAATAATGAATATTGGTTTCAAACTAAAGCCAATCATTCATCAGCTAAAACACCATTGGGGATGTTTAATAATTTTGAAATTCCTAATTCTTTATCATTAGTTGATAAAACAATTAGAGAATATTATAAAATGGAGCCTAATATTTATGGACAAAAGTAAATTTATTAAAATTTATAATGATTTAATAAACAACGAGATAACTACTGAAAGTATTATACTTGTGATAGAAGAATATTGTAAAATTAATAAAAAAGATGATAATATGATATCAATATTAATTAATTTATTACTCTCAGCGCCTCCATTATTACATCATTACTTTACAGTTAGTTTAGAAGGGTTATCTAAATATTTTGAAGTAACCGTTATAACAGATTTAAAAACAAATAAAATAGTAAAAATAGTATGAAAGAGTTAAGTAGATTTGAATTAGCCGCTGTTAAAAGAACAGCGCAAAATGTTAAAACAATGAGACGCAAATTAGAAAAGTTGTATGAAAAACAAAGTGAAATTACAACTGAAATTAATCAATTAGAAGAATTTGTATATGAATGGGAACAACCAATTATTAAAATGACAGGTGGATTTACATCAGAACAGGTATTAAATGGTGAAATGAATGTTATTAATGAAGAAATTCCAGAAAATAGTACAGTAGATGATTCTCCATTGGATGAATTTCGAATTCAAAATGCACAATCTGAAGAAGAAGTGGAAGATGTAATTTCATCTGGAAACATTTTCTCATATTAGTAGTAGAATTAATTAAAATTTAAAATAAAAATATTATGTCTAAAAAATTAAATAAAGTATTTATGGCGTTTGCAACAGGTAAAGAAAGTACAGAAGGTAGTAGTGTTAAAAGATATATTGGTGTTGGATCAGTACAAGTAATTGGGGTTAATCCTACAAAAGAAGAATTATCCAAGTTTTATAATGGAGCAGTTATTGAAAATGAACCTGAGTATTTGGGAACTGCTGAAGTTGGTCCAGAAGGAAATAAAAAGAAAGTTAATCAAGTAAGACTTGATTTTATTATTAAAACAGATCCTGAAAAATGTAATGGTATTGAAGCAACTACTAAAGTTGTATTCTTCTTACGTCAGGAATATAGATTCAATAAGGATCAAACTAAAGTTCAAATTATTGATAAATATGGTAGAACTGCATGGGCTACTTCAGAAGAAGTTAAAGCAAAAAGTATCCCACAATATGCTAGTGGACCAGCTAATATTGATGCTGATTATCGTCCTGCATTTATTGGTGAAGAAGAACTTACTGAATTCATTAAAGCATATTTGAATATCCCTAATCCAATGAACTATGTAAATGGTACTTGGGTTGATAAAACTCCTGCTGAAAAAGCTGAAGCTGAAGCACGTTTAGATAACGTTGATGCTTATTTTAAAGGTGACTTTAAAGAGTTAAAAAGAATTATTTCTTATCAACCTAATAATAAAGTTAAAGTATTATTTGGTGTGAAAACAACTGCAGATGGTAAACAATATCAGGCTATTTATAGTCAGAAATTCCTAAAGAATAATATTACTGATTATTCAAAATTGGAGAAAGAAGTTAAAGAAAGAAAAGAAGCAGGTGCTTATGCAGATACTGAATTTATGGTATGTCCACTAAAAGAGTATGTTGTAGAAGCTACAGATTTCTCTTCTATTCCTATTGGTGATTTAGATCCATTTTCAGCAGCAAGTTCACCTTTTGGAAAATAAAAAAAAATAATTAATTATGGCATTTAGTCAAGGTTTAAAAACAGTAGACCTTGAGACAATACTTAATAGTGTGAGGGAACTTGATATTCTCTCATACTATTTAGGTATTTCTAATGTACCATGTATAATTAAAAGTCCATTAAGAGTAGACAGACATCCATCATTTGGTATTTATTCAAGAGATGGTGAAAGAATATACTATCATGATTTTGCAACAAAAGATAGAGGTAGTATCTTTCAACTATTAATGAAATTGTGGAATGTTAATTATAATAACATGTTACAAATAATTAGTAATGATTTGCCTAAAATACCTTCATGTAAAAATAATATAAAAATAACAAATGATTTTAATATTTCCAGCAAAACATATAATAAAGATACCAATCTTGAATGTAAAATAAGAGATTGGAAAGATTATGATTTTGAATATTGGGAACAATTTGGAATATCCGAGCAATGGTTAAAATTTGGTGATATATATCCCATTTCATACATCATCTTAACTAAAAATGGTAATAGATATTCAATACCTGCAGAAAAATATGCTTATGCTTATGTTGAAAGAAAAGATGGAAACATATCACTCAAAATCTATCAACCTTTTAGTACTAAATTCAAATGGTCTAATAAACATGATGGCTCTGTTTGGGATTTATGGACTAAATTACCTGAAAAAGGTGAAAATTTAATAATAACATCATCAAGAAAAGATGCACTTTGTATATGGGAAAATACAGGAATACCAGCACTTTCTTTACAAGCTGAGAGTTATTTACCTAAAAAGCATGTTGTTCAACAGTTAAAAGACCGATTTAAAAATATTTATATTTTATATGATAATGATTTTCAATCAGATGAGAATCATGGTAAAATATTAGGAGAAATGATGGCAAATGAATTTAATTTGATACAAATAGAAATACCTAATGAGTATAAATCAAAGGATACTTCAGATTTATGTAAAAATTATGGAAGACAATTTGTCAAAGAAGTAATTTTTGAATTAATTAAAAATAAAAATAATATAAATAATGATAATAAATAATGCAGAAAGTACCGCAACAATTATAGGAGATGTTCAAACAAATTCTGTATCAATAGATATTAATAATATAGGATTCATAACACAATTACTTTCTACAAACTTATATTCTAAACCAATAGATTCATTTTTAAGAGAGATTGTATCAAATGCTTGGGATTCACATGTAGAAATTGGAAATGATGAACCAATTTTATTAGAAATAGGTACTGATACAGAAGGTAGAGATTATTGTAGAATTCAAGATTTTGGTATTGGTTTATCTCCTGAAAGATTTAATGATATTTATAAAAATATAGGTAGTTCTACTAAACGTGGAGATAATAAACAAATTGGTGGTTTCGGTATAGGAAGATTTTCAGCTTTAGCTTATTCAGGAACAGTTTATTTAACATCAAATTATCAAGGAGTTAAATATAAATATTTAATGTATAAAGATGGAAATAATATTAAAATAGATGAATTGTTCAATGATGTTACAACAGATAAAGATGGTTTGGAAGTACTTGTATATTTAAAATCATATGATATTTATGATTTTAAAAAAGCAATTTCATCACAATTACCATATTTTGAAAATTTATATATATCTTTTGATAGGTATTGGAATAAAGCTGAAAGAGAATTTGCTAATAAATTTAATAATCTTAAAATTAAAAAATATAAAACGTTTTCAGTAAATACATTTAGTTCTTCATCAGAAACAACTTTATGTTTAGGTAAGATTCAATATCCTCTTAATAAAAGTTCTTTACATAATACAAAATTTAAATTTTCAGAAAATTATCCAATATCTGTAAATTTTGAAATTGGTGATTTAGATGTAACTCCTAATAGAGAACAAATATTGTATTCTCAAAAGAATGTTAAAACAATTTGTGAAAAATTAGATGAAGTTCAAGATGAAATAGATGAAATTGTCAAAACTGCCACATCAAGAGATTGTACAAATTTAAATGATTATATAAATATTTTAAAATCTGGCAATCAAGAAATTATATTATATAATGATGGTGGTGATATAATTAAGTTTTATCAAAAATTATTAGCAACAAATATTACATATTGTGGCCAAAAATATAATAAAGAGGTTGTTACAAAATTATATGATTTTATGTTTAATAATAATCGAAAATTTAAAAAATATTATAGTTTTAAATATTATGATCAAAAATTATGGATTAAGGATGATATTTATTTGCCACCATTTAAACAATTATTAGATACTAATGGATTACAATTTGCAAAATATTCTGATTTAAATAATTTAAGTAAAAGTTTTATAAGAAGTACTTACACCAAACCTGTATATTTCTTCAAAAAAGAAAAACCTTATAAATTTATTAAGGATTTGGTTAAAATAATCAAAAAAGAAATTGATGATGGTTATCTAAATTTCACATTTGATAGTATAAGAGATGAATTAAAAATATTATTAAAATATTTATTTGAAAAACTCAGTACTATTCCAGAATTTACTAACAATGATGTTCCAAAAACATATACACTTACAAGAAAAAATGTAAATTCAACAAATACTTCAAAGGCTATTGTTGATACAATTAATTGGAAAGAAGAATTAAATTTATTTGTATTAAGATCTTCTGAAAAAAGTATATATGGAACATTATCTGTTACATCTGATGCTAAAAGAGTATCTATGGATAAAGTAAAAACTGAATGGCATAATTTTCCAGTAATATATGCAGAAAAAGATAATATATTATTAAGAAGATTATATTATTTATTTAAGGAGTTAAATAATTATGATTTTAAAAAATATAAATTTGTAGAAATTGCTCCTACAAAAAAACATTTGCTTAAACAATTTCCAAATTTTATTGAAATCAATGATTATATGGATATTAAATATAAAAAGTTACGAATGATTGCAACAGCAAGGTTATTGAAAGAACGATATCCTTACATTAATACTTTATATTTTAGCAATCATATTAATAAACAATTTTCAATGCAATTGAGTAATGTTGTTAAAGAAGTATATGAATATATTAGAATTAATACATTATCAACTTATTATGAAAAACAAGTATCTTCATTGTTAGAAGATATTGATAAAATGTGTGCAGATAAAAACTTTTATGACGAAGAGATGATGGGGTTTGTTAATAAAAATCACAAATTACTAGAAAATTCTAAATTTTTAACATTAATTAGTGGTTCATTAAGTGATGATACTGTTAATTTTATAACTGATTATATTTTAGTGAAAAAGCTTTTTACCCCAAATTTAGATGCTGTAAAAAAATTAAGAAAAGAAACAATTTTTAATAAAAAAGAAAATGAAAATAATTAGAGTAATGGACACAGTTACCGTTGTACTTAACAACGGAGAGATAATTTCTTCAAGTGAATGTACTGATGAAATGTTTTTAAACATTTATAATAATCAGACAGATGAAGATTATGTAAAAAGTATACTTATACCAGAGTTTAAAAATAAACAAACAATAGTTGCAGAAAAGAAAAATCTTATGGAAGATTTAGAATATTCACAATATCTTACTGCTAAAGGTAGTAGTGTATATTTGTTGGACATTTCAGAATTATCTGTACCTGAAGATTTAGTAGAAGCTATTTTATTAGCTGAAAAAGAAGAAGATGAAGAATTGATTCAAAGTTATTTGAATTTTTGGACATTGGTTTCTTTAAATCCTGATAGTAGATGCAGACAGAATTTATTTTGGTTTCTCAATAAATATGGTATGACAATATCCAGAAGTGGATTATTTGTAGCATATAGAAATGTAAAAATCAAAAAAGCAGGTGTATCTATTGATCCTAAACTTGCTAATTTTGTATCTTCAGAATATGCAAGAATTAAATTTATAAGTAAAAAATCTCCTAAAGACTATTTAGTTTTAAAAACAGTTGATGGCTATGTATTAACAAAAACATCATGTAATAATACTATTGGTAATTTATCAGATTTGTATAAACAATTATCCGATGTAGAAGTATCTACTGTATATACTGATGGTTATACAGGAAAATTTGAAATTAAACTTGGAGAAATTGTATCTATGCCAAGAGAAAAATGTGATTCAGTACAAGAAAATTCTTGTAGTAGAGGATTACATGTTGCTGGCAAAACGTGGTTGAAAGAAAACTATTTCGGTGAAGTTGGATTAATGGTATTGGTTAATCCCGCTGATGTTGTAGCAGTTCCACCCATTGATGATTATGGTAAAATGAGAACTTGTGCATATTATCCTGTAAGTATTGTAGAATTTGATAGAAATGGTGATATCATTGATACTGAAATAGAAGATGGTTTTGAAGATGATTTTATTGATAAAATCTGTTATTCGGGTCTTATTAATAATAATGATATTAATCCTTATTTTGTAACTATTCCTGATATACCAGAACTTGATAAATCTAAAATAAATAATAGATTGTTAGAAATGGCTATGGGACTTAATAAATTAGCATAATTATGAAAAAAGAAAAACAATATATTTTTAAAAAAAGCGGATCTGCTATAAATATTGGTGATGAAATTAATTTTGGTCGCATTTCAGTAATTGTTAGTGAAACTAATATTCCCCTATTAATAAGATATAATATTATTGAAGAAGTAAAACTTAACATTAATGACTATATTGAAAGGATATCTTATAAATTAAAACTTTATCCATCAATAGGAAATTTGTTTTTATCTTCATTAGCTATAGTAAATCCAGGAATAGTATTTTCATTGTTGTTAAAAGAAATTGCAATTGAAATAGATAATAGATATGAAGGACATATATCTAAAAGTCCTGAAATCTATTGTGTAAGTGTTCTAAATGGTGAAATTAAAAAAATAAACAAAAACAATATTCACACTTATGAACATTTTGCAGCATTTAGAACTAAAGAAGATGCATTGGAAGCTATTCGTATATTAAAAGTTCTTTATCAAGATATGTTCTAAATGGATAATAAAAAGGTTAAAAATGCAACAGCAACCTTTTACAATAACATAAATTTTAAAAGTAAACTTGAAGTCTCTTGTTATAAAAAACTTGAGACTTCAGGTTTAACTTTTGCTTATGAGCCTGAAACAATTACTATATGGGTTGGCAATAAAATAGTAAATACTATAGTATATCTACCTAATAATTATAAGATACTTGTTCCTAAAAGTAATTTTAAATTACGGGATATTACATATACTCCTGATTTTAAAATAACACATAAAGGATATACAATTTATGTTGATTCAAAAGGTCATGTTAATGATGTTTATCCAATTAAGAAAAAAATGTTTTTACAATATTTGGATAAAAAACCAAAACATATGTTTTTTGAACCACATTCTGTTAAACAAATGATGCAAACAATAGAGATAATTAAAAAATTATGAGTAAAACATTAAAAAATATTAAGAAATTTATTAATTATTTACCATCAAAAGATGTTCAAATAGGATTTAAATTTTTAGAACAAAGAGATTTTGATAAACTTAAAGAATTGGTTGACTCTGCTTTAATACGAACAAAACGTAATTTAAGAGAACCTTATCCAAAACAAGAATATCTTAATGTTGATTTAGATTCACTAAACATATTAAAAGCTGAAGTAGATATATATATATTTCAATTAAATTTACCAGAAATAGAAGAAAATGATGAATGAAAATAGAAAAAGTTTATACGATATAAGTTGGAAAGTAAGTGAGGAAGAATATAGAAAATCTTCAGCTTTAAGTTATTCAACTATTGCAAGATTTCATAGAGAAGGATTTGATGGATTAGATAAAATATTCGATAAAATAGAAAGTCCATCTTTAATATTTGGTTCTATGGTAGATGCTTTAATTACAGGTGGACAGGATGAATTTGATAATACTTTTATAGTTGCCGAATTTCCTAATATTCCTGATAGTCAAGTAAATGTTATAAAATATTTGTTTAATAATTATTCTGAAAATTATAACTCTTTACTCAAAATACCAGATGATTTAATTATAGTTGCTACAGAAGTATTAGAATTTCAAAAGAATTGGAAACCTGAAACAAGAGTTAAAGTAATTAAAGAAAATGGTGTTGAATATTATAATCTTTTACATATATCAATAGGTAAAACATTAGTTAATACAAAAGATTATCAAGATGCTCAAGCTTGTGTTAAAGCTTTGAAGGAAAATGATTTTACATCAGAATTCTTTGTTGAAGATAATCCTTTTGATAAAACAATTGAAAAATTTTATCAATTGAAATTTCAAGGAATTTATGAAGATATTAAATTGAGATGTATGGCAGATTTAATTATGGTAAATCATGAAAATAAAGTAGTTACCCCTATAGATCTAAAGACATCCTTTAAGAAAGAATGGAATTTTCCATCATCTTTTATACAATGGGGATATTGGATTCAAGCTCAATTATATTGGTATATAATTAGACAGAATATGGATAATGATCCTTTATATAAAGATTACAAATTAGCAAATTATCAATTTATTGTTATTAGTAACAATAGTAGAATTCCTTTGATTTGGGAATATCCTGATACTAAAGCAGATGTTGATTGCTATTATGGTAAACATGATGAAATTGAATGTAAAAATTGGAGAAATATAGTTGAAGATTTAAGTTATTATTTAACTTATAATCCAGTTGTTCCACTTGGTATTGAACGAATTAATAATATTGTAAATTGGTTGAAATAATGAATGATGAACTATTAAAATATTTTGATGGTGATGAATTAGCAGCATCAACATGGAAAAATAAATATGCATTGGAAGGAGAAACTACTCCCGATGAAATGCATAGAAGAATGGCTAAAGAATTTACTAGAATTGAAATTAAATATGCTAAACAGTATAATGGAAATTATAATGAATTGAGTGAATATGGTCAAAAAATTGCAGATATGATTGAACATTTTGACTATAATATAATTGAAGAATTTATTTATCAATTATTTGATGATTTTACATATATTATTCCAGCAGGATCAGTAATGGCTACATTAGGAAGTGATAAATTATCAAGTCTTAGTAATTGTTTTGTTATTGATAGTCCTAAAGATTCATTATCAGGTATAATGAATCAGTGTAATAATCAATCTCAATTAATGAAATATAGAGGTGGTGTTGGATTTGATATTTCAACATTAAGACCATCAGGTGCAAGTGTAAATAATGCAGCTAAAACATCAACAGGTGCATCCTCTTTCATGGATCTATTTAGTCATGTAACTAATACAATAGCTCAAAATGGAAGAAGAGGGGCGTTAATGTTATCTATGAATATAAATCATCCTGATGTTGAAGAATTTATTAGTAAAAAACAAGATTTGTCAAAAGTTACAGGAGCAAATGTTTCAGTACAAATAACTGATGAATTTATGGAAGCTGTTGAAAGAGATAAAGATTATATATTAAGATGGCCTTGTACTTCAATTCCTGTTTGTGAGATATTTGAAGAAGCGATGCCTTATAATGAATTAGTATCACGAGATACTCCTCATGGTTTAAAATATTATAAAAAAATCAAAGCTAAAGAATTGTGGGATAAATTAATTCATTGTGCATGGAATACTGCAGAACCAGGTATTATATTTATTGATAGAGTTCATAATTATTCACCTGATAGTGTATATGATAATTTTAAAGCAATAAGTACTAATCCATCAAAACAGGTGGCATAGTAAGGCAACTTACTATGAAAATTCTACTAAAAACGGGGAAACTCCTATTATTTGAGGAATGATAGTAGGACAATCCCGTGCTAATGAGTTATTCATTGTGTAACGACTATAAGATTTTAATATGAGAAAAATAGAAGATAAAAAAGAGTTAGTAAAACTCTGCTCATTTATTATAATGGGTGATGGTGGTGTATATAAACAAACAGGTAATAAAAACTACTGTTTTATTATGAATATGAAAGAAAGTAACAGAGATTATATAGAATATTGTAAAGATATTCTGGAAAATATTACTAATTGTAAGATTGTAGAAAAACCTGATTACAATAAAGATGGTTATATTAGGCAACCTCAGTTGAGGCTTACCTCATCTAATCACCCATTCTTTACTAAGATTCATGATAGAATATATACTGATAAATATAAAGGACTTGATCCTCATGCTTTTAAATTATTTGATTGGGAGTGTCTTGCTATATTATTTATGAGTGATGGTTGTTCCTGTTATAAGAAAGGGTATATTGATATATCTTTGAATATGAAGAGGCTCTCTTATGGAGACCAGTTATATTTGAAGAAAGAGTTAAAAGATAAATTTGATTTGGAATGGAATATTAATAAACAGAATCAATTTTATTATTTGAGGTTAAGAACTAAGGATATACCAAAGTTCTATAATGGGATAAGACCTTATATACTACCTTCTTTTCAATATAAAATCTTGGATGTAGAACCCTCTATAATAGAGGTGATGAGATAGTCTGTACCTATAAGTAATTATAGGAGCTATACAGAAATGATATAGCATAATCAAGTTAAGTACTTGATTATCAACAATTTAGGTGGTGAAATTCCTATGGGACCATATGATAGTTGTAGATTAATGCATTTAAATTTAACTTCTTTTGTTGATAATAAATATACACCAGATGTAATTTTAAATGAAACATTATTATATAATGTTGCTTATATGGCAATGAGATTATCAGATGATTTAGTTGATTTAGAAATTGAAGCAATTGATAAAATCTTACATAAAACATCATCAAATACCAATGAATATGATTTATGGTGGAAATTAAAAAAATCTGCTATTGAAGGAAGAAGAGTTGGTATGGGATTTACTGGATTAGCTGATGTAATTGCTATGTTTAATTATAAATATGGTGATGATAATAGTTTGAAACTAGTTGAGCAAATAATGCACATTATAATGAAAGCTCAATTAGATTGTACTATAGATTTAGCAATATTAAGAGGTTCATTTCCAGCATTTAATTCTGAATTAGAACATGGTACAATTGAAGATATTATTGTATACGTAGGAGTCTATGGAAAAAATGATTTTTACGAATTTATAAAAGTTAATTATCCTGAACAATTTAATAAAATGTATAGTAATAATATTGGTCGTAGAAATTTAAGTTGGAGTACAGTAGCCCCAACAGGTACAGTAAGTTTATTATCTCAAACATCATCAGGTATAGAACCTGTATTTTTACCATATTATCAGAGAAGGAGAAAATGTTCTTCACCTAATGATAGAGTAGATTATATTGATAATGTGGGGGAAAAATATACTGAGTTTCTTGTTTTACATCCAGAATTTATAAAATGGTGTCAAAGTAAAAATAATGGTAATACAAAAGAGTTTCTTGAAACTTTAGATAAAAATACTATTCATACTTTATTTACAGCATCACCATGGTACAATAGTACTTCTTCAGAAATAAATTGGAAAGATAGAATTAAAGTACAAGCTATTGTTCAGAATTATATTACTCATGCAATTAGTTCTACATTAAATTTAAATAGTAATATCACAGAAAAAGAAGTAAGTGATATATATCTTAAAGCTTGGGAAAAAGGTTTAAAAGGTGTAACTATTTATAGAGACGGTAGTAGATCAGGTATATTGAATTCAATTAAAGAAAAATCTATAGAACCAGAAAGACAAGCTAAAAAAAGACCAAAAGTTCTTGAAGCAGATTACTATCAAATTAAATCAAAGGGAAAACAGTATATTGTTTTAATTGGGTTATTAAATAATAAACCATATGAAGTCTTTACTTTTAGACCTCTTGTTGATGTAGATATTAAACCTCATAAAGGTACAATAACTAAACTTAAGAAGGGACAATATGCTTATGATTCAGATTATATTCATATTGCTAATCTTGAATTATCTACAGATAATATTGAAGAAAAAGCTTGTTCTTTATATACATCAATGTTGTTAAGACATAATGCTGATATTAAATTTATTATCAAAACTGCAAAAAAAGTAAATGATAATATAACATCATTTTCATCAGCCATGTGTAGAGTATTGGCTAAATATACAGAAATTGAAGAAATAAAAGGTGAAGTTTGTCCAGAATGTGGTGGAGAGAAATTAATCAGAGAATCAGGATGTATTAAATGTCTTGATTGCGATTATTCAAAATGTTTATAATTAATAAAATATATAAAATGAAAATAAAAGTAAAACTACATGATCTATCTTGTAAAATAGAAATATATAAAAAAGGCGAATGGATAGATTTAAAAGCAGCTGAAACAGTAACATTAAAAGCTCCCTCAATACATACAGTACAGAAAACTGTATCATTTGATTCAGCATTGATTCCTTTAGGATTATCAATGGAGTTACCCAAATACTTTGAAGCAAACATAGTACCAAGAAGTTCTACATTTAATAATTTTAAAATAATACTTTCTAATTCAATGGGGGTTATTGATTCAACATATAAAGGAGATAAGGATGAATGGAAATTTAATGTTATTGCTTTAGCTAATACTAAAATAAATAAAGGAGATAGAATTGCTCAATTTAGAATTAGACCTAGTCAATTTGCACCATGGTTTGTAAAATTAAAATGGTTATTTACAAATAAAATTAGTTTTGTATTTGTAGATACACTTAGTAATAAATCAAGAGGTGGTTTTGGGACTACTGGTATAAAATAATACAATATATGGTAATTGAATTAACAATAATAATATTATTATGGATACTTTTAATAGGTATTTCTACAAATAGTTTATATCAAGCATATAAAAAAAATAAAAGCAAGATTTCATTTAAAGAATCTATGGATTTAACTGAATTACCAGTAATTACTTTTATGAGTGATAATACAAAATTGAATTTTTTATTAGATACTGGTAGTAATGATTCATTTATTAATGAATCTGTGGTTAAATCCTTAAATTGTAAAATGTTAAACACTGTTTCTGAAGTAATTGGAATAGAAGGTAAAAAAATTAAAAATAATAATTGTGAATTACAAATTAAATATAAAGATTATGAATTTAATACACAGTTTAATATAATTAATTTGGATGAATCTTTTAATTTAATTAAACAAGAATCGGGTGTACAAATACATGGTATTTTAGGAAGTTTATTCTTTCAAAAGTATAAATATGTGATAGACTTTGAATCTTTAATTGCTTATACAAAATGATAACAGAAGTATATGATTTAGAAACATTATCAAATTTATTTACTTATACAGGATATTGTTTACAAAATAAAAAATATTATCAATTTGTAATACATGATTTGAAAAATGAAGCTGAATTATTATACGAACATTTGAAAAGAGATAAAGTAATGTTTCAAGTGGGTTTTAATAATGAAAATTTTGATTATCCACTTGAACATTATTTTCTTTCAAATTATAATAGTAAATTTAAATATTTAAATGGTCAAGATATTGCTACAGAGTTATATGAAAAATCTCAAAAATTAATCAATAGTGATGATTTTACAGCAATAAACGACAGTAATAAATTTATTAAACAATATGATTTATTTCAAATATGGCATTATAATAATAAAGCTAGAATGACTTCGTAAATTTTAGCGAAGTATAAACCAATTAAATTCAGGGAAACCCCTTAAGTTTCAACTACCAAGTATTATTAGTAATAATAATATGGATGAAGTAATTACTCATGTATGGTAACAAGGTTGAAAATTGGGAAATCCTGATCCAAGCTTCCTTGATCGGAAGAAGGAGCAACGACTATCCTGAAAAGGAGTAATATGTCATTATGACAATATGACATGTGAAAAAGTTGGCACGATATTTGTTATATTATAGATATGACAAATAATAAAATATATTATGATTGGAATTTATACAATTAAGAACACAAAAAATAATAATTTATATATTGGTAGTTCTCAAAACATTGAAGTTAGATTTATTCATCACAAAAGTTTATTGAGATCAAATAAACATCATTCAATACATTTACAAAATGCGTGGAATTTATATGGTGAAGAGTGTTTTATATTCAATATTATTGAAGAATGCACTTTAGATATTTTATTAGAAAGAGAGCAATTTTATTTAGATAAATTATTAAAAGCAAATGATTATGTTTTGGGAAAATCAGATTATTTTCTTAAATACGGTTACAATATATGTCCTTTTAGTATTAAAGGGTTTACAGGAAAACATAATCGACGCTCTATTTTGAAACAATTGAAATCTCGTAGATTATCTGAAATATATCAAATAGATTATAATGGAAATATTTTAAACATTTACGATATGATTTCTGAATGCCCTGATAATAGGGGTTCTATATATCTAAGTATCAAAAAAGGTCAATGTTTACAAAATAAGATGTATGGATATATAAAGAGTGATGATTATATTGAAGGTTTCAGACCAAAACAAATTGAAATTTGGAATAAAAATAAAAAATCTCCAACAAATAAAGGTACAACCATTTATGTATACGATATTTATGGGAGATATTATAATACATTTCCAACAATCAAATTGTGTGCAGATCACTTTCAAATACAATCATCATCAATTTGTACAAAACTAAATAAAAAAGATCTTAAATTAATTGGTAATTCAATTATAACTAAATATTGTTTCTTTACTACTCCCCAACAATACACAAATATTTTAGATTTATCTAATAGTGATGGTAATATTGTTGTATATACCATCTTTAATGAATTTATAGGTTATAGTTCAATAAAAGAATTAAATAATTTATTAGATTTAGAAAAGAGTTCTATATATGGCGTATTAAATAATAAACGTAAACAATTAAAAGGATATATTTTTAAATATCGTGATGATATAGTCTAATCTATATAGAAATATATAGGATATAATAAATTACTTTGTCAGTAATATTAAAAATTATTATATCAAAAATGTAAAAGATCTTGAATTTGCTATGCAAATGGAAAATATTGAAGAAATGCCATTTAATCATAGAATATGGATAACAACAAATGAACAAATAGAACAAGTTTTATCCTATAATAAAAATGATGTCATGGCAACAAAATTATTTCTTGATGCAACTCTTGGATTAACTGAATATTCTCAATATAAAGGTAAAAACAAAATGGGTTTGAGAACAGCATTAACTAAAAAGTTTAATGTTGATTGTCATAATTGGCCTGATGTTAGAATTGGAGAACAACTAATGTTGACTTTATATTCAAGAGAAACTGATCAAAATCAATGGGATGTTAGAAAATTAAGAACTGAGAGAAGTTCAATATTATTAAAAGAATGTGTACCAAATTGGTGTAATATAAAAAGTAAAGAGTTTAATAATTTCTTAGAACTTATAAATAAAACTACAGTTGGGAAAGATGAAGATTTTCAAACTTCTGTAATCTTTCATGGTATAAGGTTTGATTTTGGATTAGGTGGTACTCATGGTTGTATTAAACCTGGTATATATGAATCTGATAAAGAGTATGTAATATATGATTTAGATGTTAGTTCATTGTATCCAAGTATTGCAAAATCATTGGGGTTATATCCTAAACATCTTGGTCCAGATTTTATTAAATTATATGGTGATTTTATTGAACGAAGAATAGCTGAAAAAAAGAAACCAAAAGCTGAAAGGGATATGGTTTTAATAGAAGGTTATAAGCTGATTCTCAATGGTGTATATGGTAAGAGTGGAGAAGAAACTTCTTTCATGTATGATTTATTATATACCTATAAAACTACTATTGGTGGACAATTATTTATTGCAATGTGGGCTGAAAGAATGGTAGAAGCAGTTTCTGATTTAGAATTTCTTCAAATTAACACTGATGGCATAACTATTAAATTGAAAAGAACCGATATTGATAAAATTAAAGAAGTATGTAATCAATTAACAAAAGAAACTACTTTAGAAATTGAAGATGCTTACTATAGTAAAATGATTATCAGAGATGTAAATAATTATATATCAGTATATGAAGATTCTACAAAAGAAAATGAACATATTAAATTAAAAGGTGTGTTTGTTGAAGATGTGGAATATCATCAAAATAGTTCAATGAAAATAGTTCCTATAGCTCTTAAAAATTATTTTGTATACAATATACCTATAGAAGATACTATAAGAAATCATAAAAATATATATGATTTTTGTTTAAGACTTAAGATAAATGGTTCATCAAAAGGTGAATGGCATTCAATTGAAAAAGATAATATAAAAATTACACAATTAACCAGAACTACAAGATATTTCATTAGTAAAAAAGGTGGTGGATTAATAGTATATTATAATGGTTCTAATTCTGCAGGTAGAATAAATAAAGGGTTTAATACTACTTTATTTAATAGATATTATAAAAGTGATAATTATGATATTAATTTTAATTTTTATGAAGTTGAATGTAGAAAAATAATTAATATGATTGAAGATAAACAATTAAAACTATTTTAAATGGATAATGTAGAGCAATTTAAAAAAATGACTGCTAAAATGGCAGAATTATATGAAGAAAAAAATAGAAATTATGGTAATTCTTTTGACAAATCTCTTGATGAAGATGGTTTACTTGTAAGTAAAATAAGACTTGGAGATAAATATAATAGATTTTCAAATTTACTTAAACAAAAGAGTAAAGGTACTTCAGATGAAAGTATTAAAGATACTCTTATTGATTTAGCAAATTATGCTATTATGACAATAATGTGGTTAGAAAATAATAATAATATTGTAATAAATGGAAATGGAAATTCTTCAATTAGTACATATCAATCAAGAATTGTGAATAAAGTAGGATATATTTAGTCAAAATATTAATTTATGGGGTAACATTATTAGTTATCCCATAAATTATAATATATAATAATATGAAAATAATAGTTTTAAGAAATATTCATGGACATGTTAAAGAATTAATATTAAATAAAACATATAATGAATAAAATTAAATCAACACCAGATGGTACATCATTTACACATAATTTTTATCTAAAACATAAAACTTATTCTAATATGTATCAACTTGAAAATGAAATATATGATATTGAATCTAATATCAGAGATATAAAAGAAAGAATATTTGGTTTTGCAGTAATAACACCAACAAGAAAAGATGA